GCTATCTTAATTGATATTAAGAAGGCCTACCAACTGCTGGACCTAGAGGATAGAGATGTATTAGAGAAGCGTTACTTTGATGAGTGGACACTTAATCAGTTAGCTCAGTTCCTAGAAGTATCTATCTCTACTGCTGATCGTAGAGTGGCTAATGCTATGAGTAAGTTACAAGATAATCTTGGTGGAGATAATCCTTGGTATTAAAAGAACCAGAGTTATTTGAGTTCCTAAAAGAGTTCTATTACCCAGACTTAGAGAAGTCTGAATCTAAGTTTGCTACCTTTGATTGTTTATCTCGTAAGCAACGTCTATATATGGAGCTGAAGTCACGTAACAAGCACTATGACGATTTGATTATTGAGAAGATAAAGTATGAGGCTATCAGAGGTGCGGCTTATTTTCTCGGTTATTCTCCTTTGTATGTAAACTCCACACCTGATGGTGTATGGTCATTTGATTTAAACCAGATGAAAGAACCTGAGTGGGAAGATCGTTGGCTTTCACAGAATACAGAGTTTAACTATCGTGGTAATAAGACTAAAGTGGTAGGTTATCTGCATATTAAAGATGGGAAGAAGTTATGATTTACCAATACGAATGTCCGGGTGATGGTACTCTTATTGAGATTGAAAGAAAGATTACTGACCCTGAAGAGAGTTATGTTTGTGGTACTTGCGGTGCACAGCTAGTAAGAATTTGGAATAGTCCTGCAATTACATTTAATGGTCCTGGTTTCTACTCAACAGATAACTAAATGATATACAACGAAGATTGCTTAGAGACTATGAGGCGTATGCCTGATGGTCGCGTTGACCTTACCCTCACCTCTCCACCTTACGATAACCTACGTACCTACAATGGATATTCTTTTGACTTTGAATCCATAGCCAAAGAGTTATACCGCGTAACTAAACCTGATGGTATGGTTGTATGGATAGTGGGAGATGCTGTTCTCAATGGCAGCGAAAGTGGTAGTAGTTTTAAGCAAGCTCTTTATTTTATGTCTCTTGGATTTAAGTTGCACGATACTATGATTTATGAAAAAAATAGTCCTGCTTATCCTGCTCGTGCAGATAGTAATAGATACACACAGATATTTGAATATATGTTTGTCTTTGCAAAAGGTAAAGTACCTAAGCAGCTTATCTGCGATAAGCCTAACAAGTGGGCAGGACATAAAGACTTTTCTGGTAAGTTAAAGAATCCAGTTCCAGATTTCTCTCCGAGAAATAACATTTGGAAATACACCACGTCTTTCAATGGATGGAAACATCCTGCTCCATTTCCTGAAGCTCTCGCTCACGACCACATAATCTCTTGGTCTAAAGAGGGAGACTTGATTTACGATCCGTTTATGGGTTCCGGCACTACCGCTTATGTAGCTAAACAATTAAAGCGCGAATGGATTGGTAGTGAGATTAGTTCTGAATACTGCGAGATGATTAACAAAAGATTAGCATAAGAAAACCCCTACCAGGAAAGGTGTAACCGGTAGGGGTTCGTTGATGCAATAAATTGCATCTATCGGGTGCAGTTTACTGCACCCTGTTCATTAGGAGAACTCTCTTACTCTATCACATCAGTACCATCCGTGTCTATCGGAGTGACGTAAAGCGGTACAAGCACCTCGTTCTCCGTATCGGGTCTCGATGTAGCGAAGTCCTCTAAGAATTTGGATTGCAGGATCTCTACTTTTCTCTCCAAGCAACTGAGCAATTCCGAAAGCTGTTGATGTTGGGTTATCTGCGAGCTGGTCAAACCTGCTCTCACGGGTCCAAAGGGCGAGCAGGCACGCTCTCTCTCTTGCCGTATATCCGAAAGCGATACGACTGTAGTCGAGAGCGATACTCTTATTACGTTTCTTTTCATTCATTGTCGCCTTTGTCTTGTGAAATATCTGCGGTATCTCTTCTACTCTTACCTGCTTTACCGGTAACAAGAGACCACAAATCAACATCATTGTTAGAATGGTAATGCCACCTCTTGCCCTCCTGCTCATCTGCTTCTTTTTCTTTTGCCAGAAGTTCAAGATATTCTCCTCTATGTGCCTGAGCCAAGCGAGCTAACGCTCGATCTCTTGCTCTTCGGTAGTTACGTTGGCGCACTGCCATATTCTCAGCGCTTGCTATCTTCCTCTTTAACTCATCAGTCACGCAGTTCTCCTATTACAATAATGACCCATACTACCGCAATGATAGCGAATACAGCTAATACGCTCACGCTCGCCCTCTCCCACTAGCGATAGAGGCAAGCACCAGCGCAGTTACATCTATGCTCTCACCTATCGGGCTTGCGTCCTCATCATCAGCAAACCAATTAGTTACTACTATCCGCTTACCCATAGGGTTACGGCTAAACCAAGCAAGCGTTTCGAGAACGCTCTCTGATCCGAACTCACTCTTATCGTTCTCACCCAATACCTCATACATAACGATACGATTACTAGGCTTTGGTATCCAACTCACTACATTTGCCATTAACTTGCTCTCTTTCTCTTTTGAATTTCATTTACATAATTACTTTGTGCTTGCCGGCACTCTGCACAGGTGGCAGTTCCCTCTCGCCGGTGCTTGTTATAGCCAGCTCTAGTTCCACATTGAGCCACTACTCTAGGCGTGTAGGTGCGTGGGGTAGATACTCGCACTACCCTCTTGACCTCTCCCTCTTCGTTGATTACTACCCTGCCGGTGGCTATGTCCTCACATAGTAGGCATTGATAGGTTTTCCAGCATTGGCAACTTCTCACCAACTCTCGCCCTCACTCTCTGCCTTGTGAGCGTAGTAAATATGCGCCCAATAGTTGCCGGTATACCAGCGATCACACTCTAAACATAGGGTCATAGTTTATGTCTCCTTGCTTGCTCCAGCTTATATTGCTCCACATATTCAAGCGCACTCATCATACGATTAAAGCGCAGATACACTTTATTAAAGTCAATATCAACGCTATCTAACTCATCATTAAGTAGCTCTCTATTAGATACATAGAGTTGCTCATATACCTCTACCGGTATCTCTTTGCTCACTTGCTCACCTTTCTATTGTGTATTTCATCAGTTACTTCGCAGAATATGGAGCCGTCACCGGCTACCCACTCCTGCCCGTCAGTTAATTGCTCCAGCTCTTGATTGCAGTTAGCGCACTTTACCTCTGCGCTCTCTACCTCAAATGAATATAAGTCCTCATCACAGGCAGGACATTGTGCGTAATAGCCGGCAGTTACCTCATCAAATGAGATAGTTTCCCCGCAACGCGTATGCAATTTACTCATTATCTTGCACCTTGTCCTTAGCAACCATTACAAAGTGGTGGCACTCTTCCATAAAGTCTTGTAAATCTGCGCGGTTAAATATGCGAACTGCTTCTTGCCATATCTCGTCAGGCAATTCCTTATCAAAGATGAATTCAAAGTTAGTCTTATCGTGCCAACTAATCATCAGTTCATCTTCATCTGAATATGCGCTGAGATATTCTTTTATCTGTGCTACTTTCATTATTTACCTTTCGTTAATTGAGCTCTCGCTCTCTCCCACTATCTAATAGTAGGCAGACTACCCTATCTAAGTCAATGACCTAGCTAGGATAGTTCGCCGGCTATTCGTTATCTCTCGGATCAAAACCTATGGATAGGCATAGGTCAATAAGCTGTTTATGGATAGCGCACTCGCACTCTCCGCCCATATTATCCATAAAGTCTATATGGGAATAATTAGCCTCGTATATCTCTTGAATTAGTTCCTGCGTAGCTTTCCCGCTCACTTGCTCTCTCTTTCCCATATAGTGCGCCAGCTAGCGTTGCCCTCTCCGTCTAGCTCTTGCAATTCCAATTTAATTAACGGGTTATTGTAATTAAGTAAGCTCCACCACCGGTAACTCTTCCAAGTGTAGCGAATACCTAACCACGCTCCCTCTTGCTTATAGGCGTAGCCGGTCTTAGGCTTTAAGCCCTCAAAAGTTATGCGTATCTTATGCCCTAGCGGTATCTCGCTCTCTTTCTCTGACCATTGCATAGCTTCTTCGTAAGCGTTAGTGGCTAGTAATTTATTAGTAAGCATTAGTTACGCCCTCGCTCTCTTTCTCTCTCTCGTAGGCGTGGATCGGGTCATAGGTTAGGGCTACGCCTGCGCCGGTAATGCCGGCGAGAGTAGCCATTAGTAGGATCGTTACCATTAAAAGTAATCCTTTATTGTGTCTAAAACTTGCTCAAAAGTGAAATCGCCCGCGCCATAACTACGCACGACACGCAATAAATCTTGATCCTCTTTAATAGTTTCCACCATTAAAGCCGGATCTACTAGCATTTCGCCGGCTAGGCATTGGATTAGATTAACCGCGCTCATTGGCTTAGTTGTATTCATTTGATTACCTTTCCTATTAGTCAGCTCATCAGGTGCAGGCGACTAACTCTACACGACGGGCCTTTCGGCCCGTTTCGCCTTATTTAGTTGTAATCTCCTTAATAAACTCTTCTGCTTGTGCTGCCAGTGTTGCAATAATGTCTTCCATAATTTTAATTTCAGTTTGTGCGTTTTCGATCGAAATCATTACACTCATATCTCCATTTAATACCTGGTTGTTGTATTTAGAGAGGCGTATGCGTAGTCCTGCGTTGTGGCTTTGTAGCACACTGATTGTGTGCCAAGCTTGCTTGTTATCCATTGTATTACCTTTCGTTGTGGTATCTCCACACCGCTAGAGTAACACAGCCTCCCCCATATACAAGCACCTTTTGGTCATTTAGTGGTCATAGTTTTAGATGACTAGTCAAAGCTCAAAGCGAACACTTGTTCGGTTACTGCCTGGTAACAAACCAATCGTCTATTAAGTTACTGAACCAAAAGATCTGGTAACTTGAGAGAAACCTGAGAGCAAACTGAGAGCTAGAAGTTAGGGCAGATAGTTAGGAAAGGTTAGGCAGTTATTTAATTACGCAACACTTTCGTTTCGTATATCCGCCGATGGACTAGTCCGCCCTGTAATCAAAACTTATCCACAAACTTATCCACAGGCAGGGGATATGCCCCTAAAAGTTATCCACAGGGCAGAAAAAACCGACCCCCCATTGTTAAATATGCGCGGGCCCGACTGTATACTCCCCAAAAAAATATATTTGCTAAACTCTAGTTTCCAGATCTAAATATTGCTCTGACCTGCGGTTTTATATACTATGACCAACGTCACACCGCTAAAACGAGAAAATGACCATTTTCCCTGCCTTAGTATATATTGAGAGGTTATATATCCTCTGCTTCAATATAACCTCAGGTTATCACTTAGCGAAGCCCCCTAGGGCGTAGCGATACCTACTCTCAATACTACTAATGTCGGGGAGTATTCTATATACAGCTAGGTGGGCTGATATATCAGATCTATTAGGTAGGGGCTCCTCCATTTACATTTCAGAGCCCACTATAGTAGTTACCTATGGGGCCCACTACTAAAGTGCCACTTCTTCCCCATTAAGTATCTTGCGATAGCAAGAGGCAATCACGGGCGGTCTAAATGTGACCGCCACCACTAAAGGAATTTATGGCAGAGAAAAGTTCAGACCTAGCAAAACGCGTCATACTTCAGTGCCTCGCTGAAGGTATGACCGTTGAGAAGGCTTGCGCCCAAGCCGGCAAGTCTGATAAGACTTACCACTACTATCGCACCTCCGATAAGAATTTTGCGGCGATGGTCGACCGAGCAAGGCTTGGCGCTAAAACTAAAAATTTCAAGGACGCGGATGTCCACGATATCAGCTACGGCGATTTCTGTGAACGCTTTCTACATAGAAAGACCTTCGCCCACCAGCAGAACTTGGTGGATGTTATCGAAGGTAGAGATCCGGCTTGGCTTCACCCATCGATGAAGTATGAAAAGGGCGTTGCCTCAAACCGCATCCTTATCAATATTCCACCAAACCACGCCAAGTCGATTTCGATTACCGTTGATTACGTCACTTGGAAGATTGTACAGAATCCTAACTTTCGTGTACTAATAGTCTCTCAGACCCAACAGTTGGCAGCAGACTTCCTATACGCAATTAAGCAGCGCCTGACCCACCCGATGTATCAGGAGCTACAGGATGCCTACGCTGCAGGCGTTGGCTTTAATTCTAAGTCTGCTACCTGGACTGCCACCCGCGTTACCTTTGGTAATGAACTACGTGAATCCAGTGAGAAAGACCCGAACATCGAAGCTGTCGGTATCGGCGGTCAGATCTATGGTAAGCGTGCAGATATGATTATTGTAGATGACGCGGTTACTTTAAAGAACGCAAATGAATTTGAGAAACAAATACGCTGGCTCACGCAGGACGTTAGAAGCCGCTTAAACCCAACAGGTAAACTCATTGTTATTGGTACACGTGTAGCTAGCGTGGACCTTTACAAAGAATTACGGAATCCCGATAGGTACCCAGGCGGTATCGTTCCTTGGACCTATCTGGCAATGCCTGCGCTATTGCAAGCAGATGAGAATCCTGAAAAGTGGGAAACACTTTGGCCTTACTCTGATCAGCCTTTTGATGGTCAGACTGAGGACGATAAAGATGAGTACGGCCTCTACCCAAGGTGGAATGGCAAGCATCTTTTTAATGAACGCCAAGCTATGGATAGTGTAACTTGGGCGCTTGTTTACCAACAACAAGATGTATCTGATGATGCAATATTTGACCCGGTATGTGTCAGGGGTTCCATTGACGGAATGAGAAAGTCAGGACCCATTAATGCAGACGCACCAGGACATCCCAAGGATCTTCATAATTATACTATTGTCTGCGGCCTTGACCCTGCAATCGTTGGAGATACTGCCGCCGTTTGTTATGCTATTGACCGCAATAGCCATAAGCGCTATATCCTCGATGCGACAAAGATTACGCGTCCATCTCCACAAGCTATTAGAGATCTTATATTCAACTGGACTTCGATTTATAAACCGGCTGAATGGATAGTAGAGAAGAACGCCTTTCAGGCTTTTCTTACCCAAGACGAAGGTATTCGTCAGCATCTTAATACACGCGGTATCTACCTACGTGAACACCATACTGGCGCTAATAAATGGGATGCAGGATTCGGTGTGGCATCTATGTCTACCTTGTTTGGTACAAAGCAAGCAGACGGTAAGCACCACCGCGACAACTTAATACATCTACCTAGTGATCAAACAGAGAATGTCAAAGCGCTAGTTGAGCAGTTAATCACCTGGTCTCCTACCACAAAGGGTAAGACCGATATGGTGATGGCCCTATGGTTCTGCGAGATTAGAGCACGCGAGATGTTAAATAATGGCCAATACGCAAAGAGCCATCTACGTAATCCGTTTTTAACTAGGGGAGAACTAAGCAAGCGAGTTGTCGTAAATCTCGACGAGATGCTCGCACAAGAGAACAAGTATTTCGTCTAACAAAGGAAAACAATGGCAATCACACCAAGCTATGACACTGTAAAAGAGTCTAACGAAATTGAACAGCACTACATCGATAAGGGTGCAGTAAAGACCCCACAGGTTAATCCTATGGTGGAATCAAAGTATCGCCAGGCTGCAATCGATGCAGACCGTATGGACTATGTAGAGTGGCCAACAAAGGTATCTGGTCAAGAAGTTCAGGGTTTCTAATGTCTAACGCAGTATCACGTTATGTAAATAATGTTAAGAAAGCAGCCGGTGAATTATCTGCTGCTGCATCAAAGGCAGATAGCGCACGTCGCACTGTTGGTGATGTTAAAGCTGCTGATAATGCAGCAAGAGACAAGGTTGGCCAATTACTAGGCGCAGTCCTTCAGAACCGTACTTACGTTGATCGTAAGACAGGTAAAGCTAAGTAAGGAATTTAAATGGCTTTGAATATTAAAGAGATTACCGCTAAGGTAGCTCGCCTACAGACACGTTACGCTTCTCGTGACGGTCGTATGCGCGATGTACTTTCGGTTCGTCAGGGAGACATCTCGAAGGTTTATCCTTCTATGTTCTCAGAAGAATATCCTAAGCCACTTGTTGCAAATACTATTGACGTGGCAGCACGTGACTTAGCTGAGGCTATGGCACCACTGCCTGCATTTAACTGCTCTGCATCTAATATGGTCTCTGATTCTGCACGCAAGGCGGCAGATAAGCGTACCCGTATTGCTAACTATTATGTAGATAGAAGTAAATTACAGGTGCAGATGTATACCGGCGCTGACTGGTATAACACCTACGGTACATTAATTGGCCGTATTGATATGGATTATGAAAACAATGAACCTACCATTTCATTAATCAATCCATTCGGTGCCTATCCTGAGATTGACCGCTTTGGTCGTTGCCTATCTTTAACTCAGATTGTTGGTATGGATGCTGACGCACTTGCTGCAATGTTTCCAGAACACGCTAATCAAATCTTAAATAAGAATCTATATTCACCAGGTTCTCCTTACCTATCCCTCGTTCGTTACCACGATAAGGATCAGGATGTGCTTTACTGCCCAGAGCGTAAAGACTTAGTTTTATCTCGTACCCCAAACCCAGTCGGTGAGTGCTTAGTATCTGTAAAGATGCGACCATCTATCGATATGGAAGCACGCGGTCAGTTCGATGACATTTTGGCAGTACAGCTTGCTAAGGCACGCTTTGCTGTTCTACAGATTCAGGCAGCCGAGAAGTCCATCCAGGCTCCTATTGCCATTCCACAAGACGTACAAGAGTTGGCACTTGGCCCTGATTCAATTATGCGTTCTGCAAACCCACAAGCAATTCGTCGTGTTCCACTAGAATTACCTGCTGGTGTCTTTACAGAATCAGGTGTACTAGATAGAGAACTACGTGTAGGTGCTCGTTACCCAGAAGTTCGAGGAGGTCAGATTGATGCCTCTGTCGTTACAGGTCGTGGTGTACAAGCTCTACAGGCAGGATTTGATACACAAATCAAAGCAGCACAAGCGCAGTTCGCACTATTCTTTACAGAACTTATCTCACTTGCATTTAAGGTAGATGAGAAAGTATTTGGTTCACGCAAGAAAGAAATTCGCGGTAACGATGATGGTATGCCATTTACAATGTCATATATTCCATCAAAGGATATCGGTGGCGATTACTCAGTAGATGTTCGCTACGGCATTATGTCTGGTATGAATCCAAACAATGCAATCGTTGCACTCCTACAGATGCGTAGCGATAAACTTGTATCACGCGATTATGTACGACGTGAACTTCCAGTTGATATTAATATTACTCAAGAAGAGCAAAAAGTTGATATCGAGGAGATGCGAGATGCACTTCGTATTGCTGTGGCTCAATATGCACAGGCGGTACCGACGCTTGCAGCGCAAGGTCAACCGGTTGAACAAATAATTACACGCATTGCAGATGTAATCAAGGGCCGTCAAAAGGGCCAGTTAATTGAAGATATTGTAGAGAAGGCCTTTGCGCCAGCTCCACAACCAGAGGCTATGCCTCAAGCATTAGGTGCAGGTGCGGCCCCCGTCTCTGCCTCGCAGCCAACTCCAGTACAACCTGGCGGTGCGGCCCCTGCCCCTTCTGCTGCACAAGGACGACCAGATATTGCATCATTGCTCGCCTCAATCGGCGGCGCGGCATAAAGAAGAGGAGGTGCAATATGAAAAAAGGAACACAAGCTCCAGCTCCAATGTCAAAGCCAGTTGAAGGCAAAAGAGAAGGCGACAAGGTTCAAGGCGGCAAGGTAATGGCTCCATTCGCTGGAGCAGCTAAGCCAGGCAAGAAAGTCAAGAAGGGCTAATAAATTTATGTGCAAGGGGTGCCGGATGGAAAATGATCGTGTACGCCGTCCGGTACGTCTTGCCGATTTTCTAGTAATCGGTGCAGGCTTCCTGCACAACTTAACATCAGCGTTAGATGTACTTACAGAAGAGTTAATGCAACTATCTATCTATAACGCAAACAGAGAAACCGAACTAAATAATGTTTGGGAAAAGTTTTCAGAAGATTTAGAAACAATTACGGAGGACGATGATGGCGCTTGAGGATTCAGTAAATCCTATGCAGGGCATCTCAGGTCCTGGTTCTTTTTCAAAACGTACAGATTTACAATACCAATCAGAAGGTTACGGCGATGGTGTTGCATACGATGCAGCTAAGGCAGGCGCTCCACTGGCTAAGTCTCCAGATGTTCGAGGCGCTACACCAACAGAGATTAATCAAGCAGTAGAACAAACTCCAGTTACTTCACTTTATGCACCAACTGCTCGTCCAGATGAACCTATTACAGCAGGTATTGATATGGGTCCAGGTGCAGGTTCAGATGCACTTATGATGGGTAAAGCAACAGAAAAACTCTCAGATGTTTTAGTAAAGATGTTACCTTATGATACCGATGGTTCTATTGCTATTTTGTATCAGGATGCACTAGCGCGAGGAAACTAATGGCTGATAATTTAAAAGCAGCAGCGTATGCTGCAGGATTATCTGGCAAAGAAAAAGAAAAAGTAGACAGCCTAAGCAAAGCTCTAGCTGTTCATAAAACTTTATTAGCGTTGCCATCAACTGTTGCAAATAAGGCTTACTCTCAACTACCTGCAGATCAACAGCAATCTTTAGTTAATCAATTCGGTAATGAGCAAAAGCCTAATCGCGGTTGGCTTGGTACTGCTTGGCATTACACAGGTGGTGCAGTTCTTGGTGCTTTGACAGAAGCATCTGACCTTGTTACACGTCTTTATCGTACCGGTGCTATTTCCGTTATGGAAGGCAAAGGCATTGGTGATGCTTGGAAAACAGCAGGCGATAATGGTGAGAATGTATTTAATCCTAATCGCATCACAGGCGCACGTGAGAAGTATGGCGATGCTGCAGTTAACGTGGCGTTACGTATTGCTAAGGGTGAGAAGCCAGAAGAAATTCAGGCCGACCCATCTTTAAGTGCAGAAGAAAAATACTATCTTCAGATTGCAGACCCACGTAATAAGGATGTTACCGGTCTTGGCACTGATGAAAAAGTACGTGCTGCTAAAGATTTATTTGATGACACCATTTCAGCGGTTAACGCTGCTAAGTATTCTCCAGGTCGTCAAGTAGCAAATGCTATTGATGCAATTATTCCTGGTGATTTTTATGAGAATGGTTTCTTTTACAAGTTAACATCAGGTGCTACTGATGCGCTATTTCGTTTACGTACAGATCCTCTACTAATTGCTGGTAAAGCAAAGCGTCTATACGACCTACGTCACTATTCACTAGATGTCATTCTTGGTGATGCTGCACGTGGTGGAACTAAACTAAAAGATTACTTTGCTAAACCACAGACCCAAGCATTTTGGAATACTTATGGTACTACCCTTACAAAGTATAACGATGCAAAGGTAAAGGGTCTAACAGATAAGGCAGACCAAGCAGCAGTTGAGCTAGAACGTATGGCTCCTGAGTTTGGTCGTGCAGTAATTAAAGATTTTATTAAGAATGATGTAACTGACGCTAAGAGCGCACAGGCTTTCTTTGAAAATAGCAAAGATGCTTTTACTATGATGGATGGTCAGATAGGACGTAAACGTCTTATCCTTCCAGTAATGGACTTTAAGCGTAAGACCCGTGTTGCAGTTTTAACTCAGGCTAACCAAGTATTTAACGTAGATAAGATTGGCCCAGAGTTTGTTAATTCATTCTTAGGTGCACCTGCTACAGATGATGGAATCTATCGTGCTGTTACCGATGTTCCAGATGTAATTGCCGGTAACATCAAGAAACTTGATGACAAAGCGCTACGCTTTTCTACAGCACAGATTTCACGTCGTGTTGATAACCTAAAGCGTAAGTTCACATCTATTCCTATGTTTGAGGGCGATCAGTTTGATGTCCTTGCAAAAGATGGATACGACAAGATTTATCGTCTAGCAGCAACTGTTATGCCTACAAAGCAAGCACGTTTACTAGCTGAGACATTTGATGGTGCTAAAGAAGTAGGTAAGAAGAAAGATATCTTCTACGGCCTATGGACAACTATTGCTGAGGTACGTGGCTTACAGGCTACTGAACCAGGTCAGTTAATTGTTCGCCGTTTAACCGAAAAAGGTGCAATGAAGTTTGCACCAGCACGTGTAGATGAGTATGCGGAGTACCCACTATTTCCATCTGAAATGAATACCGTTGCATCTGCACCAAGTCTTGTAGACTTAGATAGAGCAGCATTTAGAGGCGCTTGGATTAAGCGTGCTATCGGTGTTGGTAATACCCAATGGGTAGAAAGTATGACTAATGCTTGGTCATTCTTAACTCTTGCTGGTCCTCGTTATGCTATTCGTAACGCAGGTGAAGATTTAATGGTTAACCTTGCGCTAGGTAAAAGCGTATGGGGTTTAACCAAAAATCGTTATGTAGCAACTCGCCTTAATACCGCATTTCAAATGCAAAAAGGTCTTACTGCCGCAGAACAATGGGCATCTAATCCGTTAGGTGTAATGATGCGCTTTGTTAATGGCAAAGAAGCAACTAAATACACAGACGAAATTATGGCTATTGAGCCTAGAATTACTAAGGCTAAAGAAGAACTACGTGCTTTAAACGATATTGTTCGTAATAGTGATGATGCAACAGCTATTGCTGCTGCTAAATCTAAGATGGCTGAGATTAATAAAGGCCTTGAAGGTGGCGTAGTAGGTCAAACTCGTCAAATTCTTGCACGTTCATTAACTGAAGGTCGCTTAAATCGCTTTACTAATCAGTTATTTGGTAAAGGTGTCCTTGATGAAGAGTCACTTGACCTGCTTACTGATCAAGTAATACACGGAGATATTGAGAATTTAGTAAGTATTCTATCAGAAGGTGGAATGAACTTCGCTTCTGGTGGTACATACATTGACAATGCTGCGGATCTTGTAAAGAAACTAGGCGTTAATACCGCAGAACTACGTATTGACTTAGGTCAACTAAGCAATAAGTATGCTCAAGCTGCAGGTGTTCGTGGTTTCCGTGAAATTGGCTTGATTCCACAGAGTGAACCAGCAATGATTTCGTGGGCGCTACGTATTGGCTTTTACGGTAACGATGATTTAGGTCGTTATGTAATGGCTCGTCTATCAGATAACCCTGATGATGAGGCTAAAGCAATTGAAGACATCTTTAACTGGCTATCTAAAAACCCAAAGGTTATGGATGATGCCCGTATTACCGGTGGCAAGCAAATTGACCCATTACAATACGCTCAACTTTCATACAATCGTGTTAAAGATTTGTTTATCAAGCAGGGCGATGGCAAGTTAAACGAAGATTTGCTAAATAAGATTCGTTCTTTTGATGCTGAAGGTAATCCTGTTATTACAGGTAGACTTGGCTTAGATGATTTGCCTCAAGTTGATACAGATATGCCAAAGAGTATTGTTGGTCCTGAGTTAGTTCCTATATCAGATACCAGCAACTACACAACTCCACTGATTAAAAATGGTTGGACTTGGTTAGGTTTATCAACTGCTCGTATCTCACGTCAGCCTATTGCTATTTACGAAGTATTAGATATTCGTAAGCAGATGCGTAAAACAGGCTTTGAGGATGCTTTCCTTTCACACTTTACTAGAGGTATTGATGAAGGAACTCAAGCCTATACCGAAGCAGTAACTGCTGGTAAGCGTGAACTTGCTCAGATTGCAGAAGATCGTGCAGTGCAACAGGTACTTGCATATGTGGATAACCCACTAATTCGTAGCCAAGTATCATTCTCACTACGTAACTTCTCACGTTTCTATCGTGCACAAGAAGATTTCTACCGTCGCGTTGCTCGTCTTGTTAGATACAACCCAGAAGCAATTCAGCGTGCAGCACTTACCTTTGATGGTGTAGCGCACTCAGGTTGGGTACAAGAAGATGACCAAGGTCAACTATACTTCGTATATCCTGGTGTAGAACCTATGTATCGTGCTATGCAAGGCGTACTTACAGCGCTGGGTGTACCACAGAGCTTTAAGGTTCCATTTCCAGTACAGTTTGGTGGAGCAGTAAAGATGCTAACCCCATCTTTAAACCCTGATTCCATTCTACCTAGCTTTGCAGGTCCTGCAGCAGCGCTACCTATTTCGCTTGTTAGCAATCTAGTTAACGTAGCAGCGCCAGGTAATGGCGATACGTTAGTGCGTTACGCACTTGGTAAGTATGCAGTAGACCAACCGTTGCTATCTCGCTTAATGCCAGCACACGTAAACCGTGCTTTATCTGCAATGGACCAAGATGAGCGTAACTCACAATATGCTTCAGCATATCGTAAAGCAGTTACCTACCTTGAGGCTTCAGGTAAGGGATTACCACAAAAGAAAGATAAGTTAGGTAACGTAATTCCACCTACTGCTGGTGAATTAGAAGATTACCGTCAGCGTGTACGCAATGCCACATTAGGTATCCTAGCAACTCGCTTTGCATTCGGTTTCTTTGCACCGGCATCTCCATCAGTTCAACTCAAGTCAGATATGGCTGAATGGATTCGTGATGCTGGTCGTGCAAGCTGGAAGCAGAACTGGAATAAACTACGTGAGCAATATAATGGCGATTACAACGCTGCTATGGCTAAGTGGATTGAATTATATCCTAACGAGATTCCATATACCGTTACTGAATCAGAGCGTCAGACTGTAGCAACCTTTGGTTATGCAGAACAATCTGGCAAATTCGTTGAACAAAATGGCGGTATGTTTAAGGATCACCCACAGGGTGCAGCGTTCCTTATTCCACACGAAGGCGCTTTCTCATTCGATGCCTACCAGACTATGGCATCTATGGGTCTTAGCAAAAACAAGCGTGTAGATGATTATTTACGTGAAGTTCAGACTGCATCTGCTTTGCAAGAATACTATGCAAAGAGAGAAGAGTTTGATAATACTCTGAAGTTTGCACCTAATGGTCAGGCTAAGACATTCCTACGTCAGCAATTTAATGCTTGGAAGGATGGCTTCTTTGCAGGTAATCCACTGGTAGCTGAGGAATTAAACTTTGGTGGTCAGAAGAGAATTGAACGCGTAAACGCTTTGGGCGATTTGCAGAAGATGTTAGAGAATCCAAAGTATGCAAACATCAGACCAGATGTTCAAGGCAAATTGCGTGAAATGGTTAAGGTTTATAACGACTACCAGAACCAAAAAGATGTTATGCAATTTACTAAAGTATCTTCAGAAGTAGAAGATGCTATGAAGCAGAGCGTAATTTCACAACTTCAACAAATTGCTACATACAACTCTAATACCCAAGCGGCATATGATGTTGTATTTTCAAGTTTATTACAAGCATAATTGAGAGGATAGTAACTAATGGCACTTGATGTAAATGCTTTAGTTGCCAAGGCAAAAGCGGATGCTGCGGCTGCTGAGAAGGCAGCCAAAGAAGCAAAGGCTAAAGCTGAGGCAAACAAAGCAGCAACTTCTAAGGCTAATAGTATCCAAACTAAGGCTAACCAAAAGTTTGATTATGCTAATAACCTAAAGGCATCTCTTCAAAATATTGAAGATGAAATTATGGTTTTTGTTACACGTATATCACGTGGTGACAAACTAACTGCTCAAGAGCAGAAGCGTCTTGATGATTTAGGCAAGCAATACAATAGTGTAAATAAAAACTATACCAATACACTTGCTGAAGGTAACAAGATTCTGGCTACTATGCCTAAGCAAACCAAGGCTTCTATTGGTAGCACCAAAGATGGTGGCAAGGCTGTTGCTGAAGATGAAGGCAAAACAGTGCTTCGTGACTATGCTGCAGAAATTTCTACAGCGGGTCGCTATATTGCAAAACTAGCTCAAACTGATAAACAAGGTCTTATTGCTTTAGCTAACAGCCTAAAAGCTGCAGGCTATAACGTACCTACAGATGGTAATTATAGTGATCAGTTAATTACTGGTTATATTCAAGCCATTGCTGAGAATCAAAATCGTAGTCAAAATTACGAACGTGAAATTCCTATGGAGGAATTTTTACAACTTCGTAAAAGCGAAGGTGCTGGTGCTGTACCTGGTGCTGCTGGTCTTGCTGGTACTGAAACTGGATTGTATCCAACCATCACAAATGAACAAGATGGTAAAGCAATTATCAATCAGTTCTTTCAAGATAAGTTTGGTCGTGATGCTACTGATGCAGAATTTAAAGCTGCATACAGCGCAGTAATTGCAGATCAAAAGAAGAACCCTAAAAAGGTTGTTACCAAAACAGATGCTAAAGGTAATAAAACTTATACCACTACTGGTGGAACTAATACCGAACAATTCTTAACTGATTATATTGCTAAGAAGCCTAAGTTAAAACAAGAGGCTGAGACCTACGAAGCATCTGATGCTAAGGTATTACAGCGTCAAAAGGATAAGAAGTTATACGAAACCGAACTTGCTAAGTTAGGTGGAGATGCTGAAAAGATTAAAGCACTTAACGCTTCTACTTCTTATGGTCGTTCTATTGCTTCAGTACAAAACAAGATTGCTCGTGTTGCTCTTGAAGCAGGAGCACAATTTACAGATACAGAACTAGCGGCTATTGCTAAAGAAGCAATCGATACATCTATAGAAACAGATGCTGAATCTTTAACTGCACTTATTAACAGCAAGATGAAGTTTAAGCCTGGCGCTAAGGGTGCATACACCGGTGTTGCTGGCGAGAATGTAGATGCTCTTACTAAGGTGGCAGCTGCTAATGGTCTTGATTTGAATAAGGCTTTCGGTTCTCAATTACCTGACTGGCTTAATGCTATCAACAAGGGTGAATCTATTGAGACCTACAAGAAGATTATCCGTGATGTAGCTAAGATTGGTATGCCTGAGAAGGTGGCTAAGTTAATTGACCAAGGCGTAGACCTATCAACTATCTATGCTCCATATAAAAACATTATGGCATCTACTTTGGAGATTAACCCACAGACTATTTCACTAGATGATCCAACGCTACGTAGTGCTATCACTGCAGATGCTGAAATTCCTATCTATGAGTTTGAACGTCAACTTCGTAACGATAATCGTTGGCAGTACACAAACCAAGCAAAAGAAGAAGTGTCTAACGCAACAATGAAAATCTTACAAGACTTCGGATTTATGGGGTAACTAATGGCTAAAGTTGATGATGCTTTCTTAAATAGTTATGTTGCCAATGCTCCAACGCGTCAAGCAGAATTAGATGCGCTTGTTGCTAAAACAAAAGCAGACGCAGATGCAACTATTGCCGCTTTGCAACAAAATGAAATAACTTATGGAGATCCTTTAAAAAATAAAGGTGTAAAACCTGACGCTCCTGCTGGTTACGTTTATCAATGGATTGGTGGAACTAAAACAGGTTCTTGGAAACTTTATAAAACTGCCACAAGTGGAACTGGTCCATCTGTTAATACAGGTGGCACAGGTGAAACAGGCGGCTCTAGCACTGCTACAGCAGATTTAATTGCCAAGCAAAATCAAGCAGCTATTGATGCTGCTAATCTACAAGCACGTCAATCAGCCTATGATTTACTTTATAGCCAATTTAAACAATACGGCTTAGAGTCTTTGGTAGAAGGCATTAAAGACCTTATCAAATCTAACGTATCTCCATCAGAGTTTTCTATTCGTCTACAAGATACAGATGCCTATAAGAAGCGTTTTGCTGCTAACCAAGACCGCATTAAAGCAGGCTTGCGTGCGCTAACTCCAGCAGAGTATATCGGTCTTGAGGACCAATACCAAAACATTATGCGTAACTATGGACTACCTGCTTCATACTACACAAAAGATGCTATGGGCACTCAGGCTGGTTTCAATAAGTTTATTGCTAATGACGTATCAGCTGCAGAGCTAGAAGATCGTATCGCTACTGCACAGAAGCGTGTACTTAATGCAGACGTTAACGTAACTAATGCGTTGAAGCAGTTCTATCCAGATATTACAAATGCAGATATCTTGGCATACACACTTGACCCAACAAACGCACTTGAGAATATCAAGCGTAAGGTTACCGCTGCAGAAATTGGTGGTGCCGCACTTGGTCAAGGATTAGCAACTGGTGTAGCACGTGCAGAAGAACTTGCTAAGTATGGAGTTACTAAGGCACAAGCACAGCAGGGTTATGGAACTATTGGTGAGTTCCTACCTACTGCAGAGAAGTTAGGCGATATCTACGCTAACCAAGGACTTGGTGATTATAACCAAGCAGTTGCAGAAGCAGAAGTATTTGGAACCGCTGGTGCAGCAGAAGCTGCAAAGAAGCGTAAGAAATTATCAGCACTAGAACAAGCACAATTTGGTGGCCAAGCTGGAACCACACAAGGTGCACTAGGAAGAGAACGCGCTGGCGCGTTCTAATTAAAGCCTGCTAACAGAACCACCGGCCTGTTAGAGCGACATCAATTACCGGTAGTGGGAGCCATACTGCGTCACCCCAAACAGTATGTGGCCTACGTCAAACATAGAATGGGAGATGGACTAATGTCCAATTACGAATACGAGGACGACGACGATGATTTCACATCAGAGTCAAATAATGATCTCGTTAAACAACTGCGTAAGCAGCTAAAGCAAAGAGACAAGGAATTAAACGAGTTTAAGTCTCAGTTTGAATCAGTCTCAAAACAAAACAGAGAACGAGCGATTAAGGATGTCCTCGAATCGCGTGGAGTTAATGGCAAAGTTGCCAAGTTTATTCCACAGGACTTAGACCCAACTGAGGAGTCTTTGTCTAAATGGCTTGAAGATAATGCCGACGTGTTCGGATTTCAAGTCGAAGATAAACAACCAGTAGTTGACCCAGCTACTGCTAATGCCTACAAGAAGATGAATAGTGCTGTTGACCAAGGATTAACTCCTGATTCAACAGATGACATTATGAGAAAACTTCTATCGGCAAATAGCAGAGAAGAGCTGGACGAAGTAATTCGTAACTCTGGTCTCTAAACCAACTCTAACCGAAAGGCACAAATAGATGGCAATTCCATCAGGTACGCTCACTGGTACCAGTGCCATCAGCAACCTCGTACAAACAGCGTATGATCAGTATGTCCGTATGGCACTACGTTCAATCCCTGTTATGCGTGCTCTTGCTGATGTCAAGCCAGTGCAGCAAGCGATGCCAGGTTCATCAGTTGTATTCTCAATCTACTCAGATTTAGCACAAGCTACATCTACTTTGACAGAATCAACAGATGTTTCTTCAATCGCTCTTGGTAATCCAAATCAGATTACAGTAACACTACAGGAATACGGTTCAGCCGTAACCACAACCAAGAAGTTAAACCTAACTTCATTCAACGACGTAGATGCAGCACTTGCTGATATCATCGCTTATAACGCTGCAGACTCTATTGACGCAGTTGTTGCAGGTGTATTGACATCAGGCACAAACATCATCTACGGCGGTACAGCAACAAACAACGCAGGTATCACAGCTGGTTCAACCATCTCTGTATCTGACATCCGTGCTGCTGTTACAAACCTACGCTCAAACAAGGCTCTGCCTCGTATTGGCGAACTATATGCTGCTTACCTACATCCAAAGCAGACTGCAGACCTACGTGCAGAAACAGGTACTGGTGGATTCCAGGATCTATCTAAGTACGTAGACCGCACACCATTCGTGGCTGGTGCAGTTGGTGTTCTTGAAGGTGCGTTCATTGTTGAAACACCTCGTGTTCCATTTACATCAAATGGTACAACCAACGTCTACTCTGCAATCATTGCAGGTCGTGAAGCACTTGCTGAAGCACAGGGCCAAGACATCTCAACCGTCATTGGACCACAAATCGATGCGCTTCGCCGCTTCCATACAATCGGTTGGTACTACTTCGGTGGATGGAACATCCTACGTACCGCTGCGTTGTACAACATTCAAACATCAACCGCTTACTAATAGTTAGTTGACTCTAACGTAGGGGGGAAACTCCCTACGTTTGGGTAAGTTCACTAGGAGAACTAATGGCATATTCTGTAAACACACCTTGGCAATATCAGACTTGGAACGCTGGCAAAGCGTGGCCTGATAAGTATTCACGTCTAGCTGGTCGACCAATTACCGGTGGATCACTAACTGGAACTACTAACCCATTTCTTACAGACATTGCTCGTGGTGTAACACTAATTGTAAATGGAACCACAGTTGAAGAGACTATGTATCCATATCAAAACACACTAGCTGATGCTGACTGGTACGTACTTGGTGGACACGTACAGACCATTACAGATGCACAAGCACAGATTCTTATAGATGCCGGTTACGGAGATTACGTAACCCCTATTGTGGAGTAAAATGCCTAGATACGATTACACCTGCCAAGATTGTCAGGTAACTGAAGAAGTAAATAAGCCTTATGCAGAATTTGATAGAGAAGAAATCCATACTTGCGGTAGCAAGATGGAAAGAGGATTTAACTTAAAGCCATTCTTCGATGGAGCATTAACCCCATCAAGAGGTGGCGCATCGCTACAAGCGATTAAGAAAGACGATAAAGAGTTGTCATCATTTTACTCTGCAGTTAAGCAAGGCATTGAGCCTATCTCTACTAAGCAGAAAGATATTGATGCAGCAGTCAACATCTCGAATGAGATGGGCAAAGCATTTGATGGTAATAACATCGGTGCTAGCTTATTAAACTAAGGAGAAAAAATGAAGTTCGCTAAGGCAATGAAGGGCGATGGCGGAGCAGAATCTACTAAGGATACTGGGTTCAAGAAGGGCTCATCCAAGGGAATCCCTGCTTCAACAATGAAGGGCAAAGTAGGTATGTCAGGCAAGAAGGCTACCTTTAAGGCTGGAAAGAAAACGGTGAAGAAATAATGTGCGCTGTATGTGGATGCGGATACGCATCATATGATGACATTGAAACTGGAGCACCAGGTAATGAAGTCAAAAGCGAAAAATAAAGTAAGTAAAGTTATGGGAGAGTACAAGCGAGGCACTCTTCACTCAGGTTCTAAGAAAGGACCTGTAGTTAAATCAAAGAAGCAAGCAGTAGCTATCGCGTTAAGCGAAGCAAAAAAATCTAAAAAGAAGTAAGGAGAGATAGGTGTCATACGGAGTAGCAGGATCAACGCTCAATGATGAGTTGAACAGATTAGCCAATGGTGGCACCTATCCTACACTTACAAGCTACAAGGATATGGCTGGTGCTGCACAGGCTTGGGCTGGTGCAACAGGCGCTGCGCTTGGAAAGGTGACTGACCTTGTTGGAGTTCTTAATATTATTGGCGGCATTAGTAATCGTACTAATATGCTAGACGTTGCAGGTATCTGCAACAAGATTGCAGGTACTACTGGCCTTGAGCCAGCAGCAGCTTTGCGTGAGGTGGCTAATTAATGCCAACACCAGGAGCCTACAATATGGTAGTTCCACAGGCGACTACCTATCAATTTGCCTGCACAATTCAAGAGGATACAACTCCTTGGAATTTAACTAACTACACAGCAACTATGACTGTGAGACCATTTGCTGGTTCTACAACCAC